TATAGAACAAACATATGCTTTTTTAATTTTCATTTTACCATCAAAATCTTTAATAGTATATGCTGTTATTGCATAATGCATCGAACCATTCTTTTTTAACATTTTGTAAATTAATTCAAAATCTATAAAACTTAATCTATCTTCATCTTTAACCAATTTTTTATCAGCAATTTTATACATTCTTTCATATGATTTACTAAATATTTTATGAAAAAATATCATTTTGTATCTTGGTGGTAAATATTCTAAATTTAACGCATATAAAATATGTTTATTCTTATGTACTTTATAATCTAATGCTAATATTGGACACCATAATTTATTTCCATTAAAATCATATTTTATAATATAAAATTTACCTGGTATGAATTTATTGTTATTAACTTCTGCAATTTCTGTCATATTAGGTGATCTCATTAGTTCAAATAGTTTATCAGATAAACTTCTAACCATTCTTTCCCAAGAACCATGTAATCCCATAACACCCCACATATAAGTTTCAAAGTCTTTATACATTACATAATATTATTCTTTTTCAAATGTCCTTCGTGTATAATAACGAATTTCATACCATTTTTACCACACCAATCCATTGCTCTCGTCCATTTATATAAATTCTTTTGATATGTTTTTAATTGATATTCAAAAGATTCCAATGCTTTTGCTGTTACTTTTTCAGCCAAAACTGGTTGTTGTGTTTCTTTAAATGGTTTTATTTCTATAACAACTCTTTCAAATCTTTCTGGATCTTTTTTGTCTATTCTTTCAATATAAAAATCTGGATAATATCTATGATATTTACCTTTTTCGTCTTGATAAGGAATTGTTATGTGTTCACTTGACCATCTTTTAATGCTTGAATTTGCATCACAAAAAGCCATAAAATGTAATTCCCATTTTGAACGATAAATACATTTTGTTGGATCTCCAATATACTTTTCAACATTTTTAGGAGTAAAAAAACCAGAATAGTACTTTTTTTTACCATTTCTACCAACGGGACTTTTTGGTGCTCTATTATTACCCATATATAATTTTTATTTTTTCTTTAATGTTTTCATTATATTTTATTCTTAATAGTTTAATATTATTTTTAAAACAATATTCATTTTTAATATTATCTCTTATTTTTAATTTTTCAAACGATTCTAAACCACCGAAAAAATCAATAGGTTTATAGTGTTGTTCTCCATCAAATTCTATACAATAATTAGAAACAGGTAAATAAAAATCGAATGGTAGTTTAATTTTATTCTTACAATCATCAAACTTATATTGTCTTATATATTTAATTTTCTTATCATTTAATAATTTTGAAATTTCAAGTTCTCCCTTACTTTCTTTACAAAAAGGACAACCGTGTTTTTTAACATAATGACTATTTGGTGTCTGTTCAAAATATCTATTACATGTATTACATTTTATTATAACTGGTGTAGTATTATTTTTATAAACAGATAAACTATAATCAAAATTGTTATCGTGGACTTTTTTTGATTTTTCTATAAATATATCAATTGTTAAAGATTTATTTTTAATATTACAAAAAGGACATTTTGATTTTTTCTTCAAATGATTGTTTGGTGTTTGATAAAAAGGACCATGTTCAGGACAAATTATTTTTACTTTTGTTTTATTATTAATATATTCTACTAAACTATAATCGTATATGTCACCATGTATTTCTTTCGCAATTTTTATGAATTCTTCAGTTGTTAATGAATATAATCCTTTACATTTTTTACAACCTATTCCTCTCATGTGTGATTTTGGATTTTGGTAAAATGTACCATGTTCAGGACAAATAATTTTCACTTTTGTATTATTATTAATATATTCTACTAAACCATAATCATAATAATTATTATGTATCATATTACATATTAATATGAACTCGGAATTAGTGTATTTATGCTTATTTACATTTTTATTCTTAAAAATTTCTATAGCTTTCATATTATCATATTTTATTTTATATATTAAATTGATAATATCACTTTTTTCCATTTTACTTAAATATCATATTAAATATGATGTAAACCAGACCCATCATTTGATGAATCCAAACTAATAAATTTAATGTAATTGTTTTGTTGATGTGGTTTTCTTCCGTGAAGTTCGTTGTAACCTGCTGTAAATCCACGTTTTGCGATTTCTGTGAAATATGGTAATGCTAATTTGTATTTTTTCTCGTCAAAACCATACCAGTTTTCAAATAAGATAAGTATACCCATTTGCATACAATCCCTCATTTCTTCTTCACCTCTGTATCTGGATGATAATCTTCTAATTGAATTTTTTGCTATTAGTTCAAAATAGTGTTCTGCTTTTCTTGTTAGGTATCCTTTACCTTTACTTAATACGATTTCATAATATAAATCGCTATCTTCTAAGTAATTAGCCATAATTTAATTGGTTATTTTTTGTGTTTTTAAAATAAGAAATTAAAATTTAGTTGAGGCTTTTAATGCTAATAAAATTTATATGTTAGTTAATATGGTAGAAATCACTATTCCCACGTTAATATGTTATACATGAACGCCATGAAAAAGTTTAATAAATATCATGTTTAAGTAATAAAAAACCTCAATATTTTTCAATATTGAGGTTTTAATTTTATAAAAAGAGAATTATCCTAACAAAGTTTTTCTTGCTTGTGATTTATTTTCTTTGATTTGGTTTAACTCAGTAGTCAATTTATGTTTATAAACTAATAAATTGTTGTGTGTTAATTTCAGTTCTTTAGATTCTTCTAATAAATCTAAATTTTCATTTAACATTCTTAAAGATTCATTAACATCTTGAAGTTTTATATTGATTTGTTGTTCTTTATCTTCTAATCCTCTTAAAGATTTTAATTCTTTTGAAAGTTTATTTTCATAGAAATGAGATAAATCATAATCAAGTTCTTTTTGAACATCGTGAATCAATTCAGAAGCATTTTCATAAGCGAAAAATCTTGAACCAGTTCTGTTATCTTTATTATAGATATACATTTTGTCTTTGTAGTTAAATACTACTGATTCTGTGAAAGGATTTAATAAGTTAGATACTTTCAATGCAACATCTAATTCAACAAATTTATCCATATTATTAAGAGTTGCTTCAACTAAATTGTAGTAATCTTTTTTCAAGTAAGGAATAATTGGAGAGTTAAATAAAGTTTCTAATGTAGTTTCTTTATCTAATTTTTCACCGTTTAAATACATTTCATTATTTTTAGTAGATAAACCTAATGTTAAGTTTTCATCAATTTTGAAAGATATTTTATTTTCTTCAATTTCACCAATTTGTAGAACTTTTTCTAACAATCTGATATTTCTAACTTTGTCAGCATCTTTAACGTAATCATCAGCGATAACTTGTTTGATTTCTGCTTCAGAAATTAAGAACCATCTATCAACGATAAAAGCTAAATGACCTTCATCACATTTTTCAACTAATGTAAAGATTTTAGTAGCTTTACCAGAGTTTTGTAAGTTTTGTCTTTCGATTGGAGATGCAGACATTTTCAATAAGAAATGTTTAATAGAAGGCACCCAATCATAAATAGAAAGTTCGTTAAGAACTGATTCCATTCTTGCATCATCGTTTGGTTTGTTAATGATTTCCAATAGTTGTATTAAAGCCGAACGGTATAACATACCATGATTTTGACGTTCTACTTTTTTATACAAATCTTTCAATTCCATTACTAAAGGCATTGATTGAATTTCTTCTTCAACTTGTTCTAATAATGATTTTACCGTTGAATCATATCTAAATGAATTTAGATTTTGTTTTAATGATTCATTAATTTCCATTTCAGATAATTGATCATAACTTTCTAAGTGTGCTTGTAAAACTCTCGCAATTTCTAATTGTTCAAGATTTAATGTGTTTTTTGTTTCAAAAAGTAATAACTTTAAGTTTTTCATAATTTTTTGATTATTTTTTAGTTTTATATCTTGCACCTTTTTGTTTTTGCAGATATAATTTTGATCGTATTTATATATTAAGTTCAAAAAGTCGTTTTTTTCTGAAGTTGAACACAACTAATATTTGGATTTATCGTCTACTATATATAATATAACAAAATAAATTTATACTATGAAGAAAAAAATCTTTAAACTTTTACTTGTATTTTTAATGTTATTTTCTGTGCAAACATTTGCTCAACAGAATATTACAATAAATCAAGGTGGAACAGTTACTGTTAGTGATGGTGACATGTTCTATGATGCTGGTGGTTCATCTGGTACAGATGGAAATGCCAATTACACTATAACATTATGTCCAATGAATTCTGGTGATAGAATTTGCTTGGATTTTTCTATGTTTAATACATACTATAATAGTTCTGCTGGTAAAGGAGACTCTTTATGTATTTTTGATGGAAATTCTACAAGTGGAACAAAAATTGCAACATTAATGGGAAATTATGGTGGAGATTTTGGTAGTGGTTCTAATGTAGGTTGGACTGCATCTGGGAATATGCCAACGGTTACAACACCAACAATATTCTGTTCTACAACAGGTTGTTTAACTATGACTTTTTCTGGAACTTATAATGCGGCTCTAAATCCTGGATGGGCAGCAACAATAAAAACCTATACACCATTAGGAACACCAGGCTGTAATATTGATTTAACTGCAGACAAAACAACAATATGTAATGGTGAAAGTGTTTTATTAACGGCAACTGGAAAAATTGTAGCAGCAGCAATAAATAATAATTTTAATAATAGTTCTGTTGGTACTGGTTGGCAAGGAACATCATCAGCAACATTCCAATCAAATGCTTGTGGTTCAACAAGTCCAGATGGTAGTACTTATCTTTGGATGGCAAATGCCGCATGTCCAAGAACTTTAACATCAAATGGTATGGATGTATTAAATGGTGGAACGGTTTCTTATCAATATAGGCAAGCGTCATTGAATGGTGCAACAAGTCCTTGTGAAGCACCAGACTTAAATATGTCAGGTTCAACACCAGAATCAGTATTATTACAATATTCAACTGATGGTGGAACAAACTGGGTAACTATGAAAGTTATGTTTGCATATGATTATGGTTGTGCTACTTGTGATGGTTATGTTGGTACTGGTTATATGAATACTTTATGGAGAGATATTGTTGTTCCAATTCCAACTGCAGCAAAAACAGCCAATACAATGTTTAGATGGTATATGCCTTTATGTACTTCTGCATCAACCGATAATTGGGGTTTAGATAATGTTGTTATTTCATCACCAAAGCCTTCCACAATAACAATAAAAGATATGACTGCAAGTGGAACACCAACAATTGGAACTTCTACAACTTCACCATATTCTGTTTCAGTAACACCAACCGTTACAACAACGTATCAAGTTACAATTTCAGATGGTACAAATTCTTGTACAGATAATATTATAATAACCGTTAATTCTTGTGGTTGTACTGCACCAACTATTGATGCACAACCTGTAAATAAAACAATATGTGTAGGTGGAAATACTACATTTAATGTTACTGCAAGTGGAACTGCGAATGGTTATCAATGGCAAGTAAATACTGGTTCAGGATTTACTAATGTTTCTAATGGTGGTGTTTATTCAGGTGCTACAACAAATACATTAACAATAACTGGTGGTACTCTTACTATGAATAATTATACTTATAAATGTATAGTTACCGAAGCAGTTGGAACTTGTCCATCAACAACATCAATAGTAACATTAATAATTAATTCAGTAACACCAGAAGCAGGAGTAAGTCCAGGTGATATTACTTGTTCTAACCCAACAAGACAATTAAGTGCAAGTGGTGGAGGTTCTTATTCTTGGAGTGGTGGTAGTATAACATCAGGTTCAAATACTGCAACACCGACAATAAACGCAGTAGGAACTTATGTTGTTACCGTAACAAATAATGGTTGTAGTGGTGTAGATAATGTTATTGTTGGTTCAAATACAACACCACCAACTGTTACATTAACAGAACCGACTATTTTAACTTGTACAAATACTTCAACAACTTTAACTGCAGGTGGAGGTGGAACTTATAATTGGTCTAATAGTTTAGGTACAAATGCTACATTAACTATAACAACATCAGGAACATATTCAGTAACGGTAACAGATCCGTCAAATGGTTGTTCTGCATCTTCAAGTAAAATAGTAACATCAAATACGACACCACCAACATCAAATGCTGGTTCAGATAAGATATTAACTTGTTCTAATCCAACTGTAACATTAGATGGTAGTTTATCTTCAACTGGCACATATAATTGGAGTGGGACTTTGGTTTCAGGTCAAGGAACATTATCACCAGTTGTAAATCAATCAGGTACATATATTTTAGTGGTTACAAATCCTACAAATGGTTGTACTGCAAGTGATAATGTTGTAGTTACAACAGATAATTCTATGCCGACATCATCAATAACATCAACAGATTTAGATATTTGTATTGGTGAAAATGTAACATTGACATCATCAGTTGGAACAACATATAATTGGAGTGATGGGTTAGGAACAAATCAAACTGCAAGTGTTTCTCCAACCTCAACACATACTTATTCAGTAACGATAACAAATACACAAGGTTGTTCAAATAATTCATCAATAACAATAACCGTTTATCAAAAACCAATAGTGAATGTATCAAATCAAAGTATATGTATTGGTTCTTCTGTAACATTAACTGCAACTGGTGATGCGGGTACTTATTTATGGAATCCAACTGGTGAAACAACACAATCAATAACAGTAACACCAACAACTACAAGCACATATATTGTAACAGTAACAGCAAATGGTTGTAGTGCTTCTGAAGATGCTGTTGTTTCTGTTAGTCCAAGTCCACCTGTAAATTTTACTAGTGATAAAATAAATGGTTGTGAACATTTAGATGTTCAATTTACGAGTACGAATTTATTAGGTACTTTATTATGGAATTTTGGTGATGGTACAACATCAACAATAAATCCAACAACACACACATATTCCGCAGGTACATATAATGTATCATTAAGTATAACAGAGAATGGTTGTACATCAACATTAACAAATAATGGTATGATAACAGTATTCACTAATCCTATTGCAGATTTTAGTTGGAGTGGTATTGATAATAATATTTCATTCTTATCAACATCAACAAATTCAACTAAATGGTTATGGAATTTTGGTGATAATTCAACATCAAATGTTGAGAATATTAGTCATATGTATTTAAATGCTGGTGATTATTTAGTTACATTAAATGTTGAAAATAACAATGGTTGTAAAGATGATATATCAAAAACTATATCAATAAAAGATATTTCAACATTCTTTATGCCAAATGCTTTCTCACCAAATAGTGATTTGAAAAATGAAATATACGGACCAGTATTTTATAATTTAGAGTTCAAAGAATTTAAATATTTCATATACAATAGATGGGGTGGTTTAATATTTGAAACTACAAATCCAGAACAAAAATGGGATGGAAAAATGATGGGTAATATGGTTCAAGATGGTGTTTATGTTTGGAGAATTGATTACACAGAAAAAGGTGGTAAGTTAATAACCAGATATGGAACGGTAACATTAATAAAATAAAAAAGAAAACCTCTCAAAATTGAGAGGTTTTTTATTATAATAATGA